ACATGTTGAATAGGGAGGAGTATGATGATAATGAGATTATCATTGATTATACAGACAAGGACCCGATGACCCGAGATTTCCAAGAAATCAAAGAAAGGTTTGAAGAGGGTTACAAACCTTATTCTTCGTGGTTTGAAAACATGTCTAAAAAACTCAAGTTTGACAAACGTAAGATTGCTCAGGAGTTGGAATGTGACTTTTTAGGTTCAGGGGATAATGTCATTCCTTCTGAAACTATTGAACTTATTAAAGAGAAGTTTATCCGAGAGCCTGAGAACAAATTTATGGGTGGTGCTTTATGGCAATGGAAAGAACCTATTGAAGGACATAAGTACATTATGGGTATTGATGTATCACGTGGGGATAGTGAGGATTTTACCACATTTACCATTATTGATTTTGACGAGAGAGAACAGGTATTGGAATACTTAGGCAAGGTACCACCCGATGTGGCAGCTGAGATTGCCTTTAAGTGGGCAACTATGTACAATGCGTTTGTGGTTATAGATATTACGGGCGGTATGGGCGTGTCTACTTCCCGTAAACTTCAAGAAATGGGATATAAGAACTTATACGTTGAGGGTATGAACGCGGCTGATAAGTGGAAATACAACCCTAAAGCCTTAGAAAAAATACCAGGTCTTAACTTTAACAATAAGAGGGTACAGATTGTTGCATCATTTGAAGAGTCGTTGAGACATAATTTCCAATTACGCTCAATTAGATGTTTGAATGAGTTGAATACGTTTGTGTACATCAACGGTAGACCTGACCACCAAAAAGGACAACACGATGACCTTATCATGGCAATTGCAATGGCCATCTATGTGGGTGAAAATTCATTCACGAGTTTAGAGAAGGTTACTGAACAAACAAAGGCTATGGTAGAGAGTTGGACGGTCAATGAAAATCCTGTGAAAAACCCTGTTGGTGATTTCAATCCGAGTCTATCGGCAATGCCTACGGACCCGTATAGACAAAATCGTATGGGTGGAAATCCGAGTAGAAACGATTATCAAGAGTATTTATGGTTATTCGGGGGAAGAAGATAAAATTTGTAAAGTTTAGTTATTGAAAATAGTTGTTACTATTTATTAAACAAAGAAAAAAATGGCGGAGAATAATTATACAATTTGGCAGAGACTTACCAAAGTATTTGGTCCTGATTCATCATTGGACCAGCAGACTCCCGTATATAAGTTTGACAAGAAGGAATTATTAAAGACCCCTGACAAACAAGAGTACGAAAGAGAAAAGTTACAAGCACAACAAACTCTTTATTTGGGTCAGCAATGGCAAAAGGTTGAAAATAACCTTTATACACAAGCCGTATATTATGAACCAACAAGATTGGCAGCATTCTATGATTACGAGAGTATGGAATATACTCCTGAGATTTCTGCTGCGTTGGACATATATTCAGAAGAATCTACTACAGCTAACGAGGATGGATACATCCTTCAAATCTATTCAGAAAGTAACCGTATCAAATCAGTATTGGCTGACTTATTCAACAACAGATTGGATATTGACACCAACTTACCGATGTGGACAAGAAACACCTGTAAGTACGGTGATAACTTCGTTTACTTGAAGTTGGACCCTGATAAGGGTGTTATGGGGGGTGTACAATTACCGAACATTGAGATTGAGAGATTGGAAAGAGGTATGAAGAACGGGGCTCACAACCAATATAGTCTGACTCACGATGGTGAGCAAACCGAAGCAATGAAATTCACATGGAAGAACAAAGATATGGAGTTCAACACATGGGAGATTGCTCACTTCAGATTGTTGGGTGATGACCGTAAACTTCCTTATGGTACTTCTATGTTGGAAAAAGCAAGAAGAATTTGGAAACAACTTATTTTGTCAGAAGATGCGATGTTGATTTATAGAACATCAAGAGCACCTGAGAGAAGAGTGTTTAAAGTATTCGTGGGTAACATGGATGACAAAGACGTTGAACCGTATGTACAACGAGTCGCCAATAAGTTCAAACGTGACCAGGTCGCTGACCCTGCAACAGGTAATGTTGACCTCCGTATGAACCAAATGGCTGTGGACCAGGATTATTTTATTCCTGTTCGTGACCCTAATGCACCGAACCCTATTGATACTTTACCAGGTGCACAGAACCTGTCAGAGATTGCGGATATTGAATATATTCAAAAGAAACTATTGACGGCACTTCGCGTACCAAAAGCATTCTTAGGTTTTGAAGAGGTTACGGGTGAAGGTAAAAACTTATCTTTACAAGACATTCGTTTTGCTAGAACTATCAACCGTATTCAAAGGTCTATGGTTCAGGAATTAAATAAGATTGCAATTATTCACCTTTACATCTTAGGATTTGAAGATGAACTTAATAACTTTACATTGGGTCTTACTAACCCATCAACACAAGCTGACCTTCTTAAGGTTGAACAATGGCAACAGAAAATTCAGTTGTACCGTGATGCGGTTTCTGACCCAGGTAACGGTATTCAACCTGTATCTTCATCATGGGCTAAGAAACACATTCTTGGATTCTCAGATGAAGAAATTAAGTTAGATATCCAACAACAAAGAATTGAAAAGGCTGTTGGTGCTGAACTTGAGAAAACTGCTGAGGTTATCATCCATACAGGTCTATTTGACAACATTGACAAACTATACGGTAAAAAAGGTGACAATGGAGAAGCTGAAGGTGGTGAAGGAGAAGAAGGTGGAGACGATTTCGGAGCGGATTTCGGAGGAGGTTCTGACTTTGGTGCTGACTTAGGTGGAGGTGGTGACCTCGGAGCTGATTTAGGTGGTGACTTAGGAGCGGAGACTCCTGGTGAAACTGAAGTCGGTGCGGGTGCTGGTGGAGAAATTACTCCTGAGACTTTCGTGAAGAACAAAGACTTAGATTTAATACTTGAAGATAAGTCGTTATTTGGTCAAAATGAATCCATTGATTTATCAAGAGGTCGTCAGTCTTTAGGTGAGATTGAGAAAAAACTTGATGACTTACTAAATAAGTAATATTTATTTAATAAAAGGAACATGAACAAGATTGGTACTTTAAAGTCAAAAATTGAGAATAGTCTTACAAAACAATACGGTAAAGACACCTTTAAACCTTTGATGAAAACATTCAAAGAAAAGGTGTTGAATAGAAAACCTATTGCCGAAGCATTCTACATTTACGACCAATTATCTACACAGAAAGGGGTGGATATGGAAATCGCCCCTGACTATATTATGGAGTCATTTAATGAGCTTCAAAACATCGTCAAAAAAAATCAAAAAGAAATTAAGGAATTGTCTGATTGGGTAGAAACTTTATTAGGAGAATCTACGGATGAATACTCACATATTGACAATGTTTTATACAACAAAGGAATGAAGAATTTGGAGTCTGTTTTGGAATCAAAAAAACAGATAAAAAAATTAATAACTTCACCTAAAGTTGACAAACAAATTTCGGAATCAACAAACTTACCTTTATCTTCAATGTTGAGAATTGCGACGAATACTTTCAACAAAGAATACGGTAATATTTCTGAAGATGAGAAGAATGAATTGAAAACATTATTGTCTATGTCTAAGAAAGACATTGACAAAGAAATGTCACATTTAAGGGAATCAGTAATTTCTAAATTGAGAAAAACATCTGAGGAAAATTCAGATTCTGAATTGAGTGAGAAACTTCAAATGACGGTTCAAAAGATTCAGGAAAGTCCAAGTGACTTAGTCAACTTATACAAGTTGAGACAACTTAACGAAGGTTTATAAATAAAAAAAGGGTTTAGTCTTCTAAACCCTTTCTTTTTTCATTGTATTTGGCTTTGGCTATTTTCTTTCTCTTCTTTTGTGAAGGTTTTTCATATTCACGATTTTCTTTCAGGTCCACCAATTGTTTCGTTTGAATGACCTTATAACGATACCTCTTTAAGGCTCGGTCAATACTTTCCCCCTTTTTTACTTTTACTACTAACATATATTACTTCAATATAAATAAATATATTGGAAAAATCAATTTTGACTTATCAACATCACTTTGTTATAATCTACATATAAATAAACGAAGTATATGAAAAGATTATATGAAAAAAGGGAAGACTTCAAAGTTAGACATTTTCAAGAATGCAAAATGTAGTTATGGTACGGTAGATTCGCAAGAATTTAAATCACTTTATATCTCCATTCAATCATGGGTAGAACCAAAAAAAGAAGCTACAAATTGGGACCGAGTTACAGGTAACATGTGTAGAAACATTAAACATAATTTATTGGAGTCAGTTGACCCTCTCACTTTTGAACAAAAAAATATTGTAGACTTAGATTTAAGAAGTAGCGGTATTCAATTAGGTAAGAGAAGTTTCATGAATTTGGAGATGACCTTATTCGTAAAGAATGATTTGGATTTTAAATCACCAATTCTAAGACAAAAAATTAAAGATATATGTAATTCAGTTTATAAGGACGAATTTATGAACTCAGACTATTTCACATTCTACAAAACAAAATCGGTGAAAGTTTAATATTTATATTAAAAACTTTCTAAGTGAAAATTCAAATTACAGAATCACAATTAAAAAGATTACAGAAGGTTATCAACGAAGCAAATACTGCGGTTGATAACCTTAACAATCTTATGGACCCCTCTGATTTTACAATCAAAGATGGTTATACTGTTGTGACCTTCAGACATATCATATTAGAAGGTGATATGGAAGATAAGGACTTCAATGTCAGAGCTCTTATAAATAGAGTTTTATTCACAAAGGAGGGTGAGCAAGATGTCACTGACTTTGCAATGGATTGGGCAATCATTGACAATTGGACCAGTGACGACCTACCATTGGGTTACATCATAAAGGATAGGGTTGCTAAAGTGATGAACGCTAAATACCTCAAATTAATAGGTGCTGAGATAACTGAATATGATGTCATCATAGAATAATCTCAATTCCAAAGTATTTATAAGAAAAAAGATAATGAGAGTTTTAGGACCACAAGATACAGGTAAAGGGATTTTAATTGAATGGGACGCTGGTTTCATTGACCCTAAAGAAAGAAGAAACGCTGAGGTAATTAGAGAATCTTACGGTCAATTGGACCACTCTAAACCTTTTGAGTTCTATGCCGTTCTACAGAAATACGACACACCAAACAGAAACGGTCGTGTATATCCTGAAAAGATATTACGTAGAGAAGCCGAAAGATATCAAGGAGCAATCAACAAAGGATTGTCCATCTCTGAACTTAACCACCCTGAATCATCATTGATTGATTTGGACCGTGTATCTCACCTTATCACAGATATGTGGTGGGAAGGTAATACACTAATGGGAAAGATTAAATTATTAACTTCGCCAGGTTTCCACAAAGAAGGTGTCGTTTCTTGTCCTGGTGACCAAGCGGCAAACCTAATGAGACAAGGGGTAACTATGGGTGTTTCCTCTCGTGGTGTTGGTTCTTTGGCTAAGAAAGGTGAAAGGAACGAAGTTCAGGACGATTTTGAACTTATCTGTTTTGACTTGGTATCGTCTCCATCTACACCTGGTGCGTACCTCTTCCTCAACAAAGATGATAAGATGAAGTACGACGAAAACCTTGAAGAAGAAAAAAGACCACAAAATGAACCTCGTTTGGACGGTGGAATGGGAGCATCTATTGACTTAATGAAAAGATTATCCGATTATTTAGGGTATTAATTAATATTGTCAATTATGGAAGAAAAATTCTTTGTAGCTAAAATCAGTTATGACCTCCCTGATGAGAATTCAGGTAAAGTAAAAAAAATTCGTGAAGAGAAGTTAGTCCGTGGTATCAACGTTACAGATGTTGAGGCTAAGGTTACTAAAAACTTTGAAGGATTTCCTCACGATTGGAGAATCACCGCTTGTGTTGAGAGCAAGATTGATGAGGTATTTGAGTAACATTAAATATCGGTAAATAAAACGATATTTCTAAAAATCGGGTGAAAGCCCGATTTTTTTATGCTCCAAATATTCAAAAATGTAATTTTTTAGCATTTGGCAATATTTATAGGATAAACAATAAACTCTTGCGTAAAAAATTACAATGAGCGAAACAAAAAAATCATTAGTTGAAGAGGCGTTATTACAAATGAAAAATTTGGAAGAAGCCGTTACTCAAAACGCAAAAGGAATACTTGCTTCTACAATGAAGGAAGAAATCAGCGAATTAGTAAAGGAATCTCTATCTGAAGAGGATGTTGAGATTGAAGACGTCGCAATGGAAGAAGGTTCAGAAAAGGAAAAAGGGTCAGAAATGGCTGAACAAGAAATGGAACTTGACATTGAGGACGAAGATGATGAAATGGACATGGATATGGACATGGATTCTGATGAAGATTCAGAAATGGAAGACGAAGACGAAGGTGACGAAATGGACATGGCGGACATGTTGATGATGGACTTACCTGGTGACGAGTTGGAAGTTGATGATGAAGAAGAAGTTTTACTTCCTTTGGATTTAACAGATGCAACGGACGAGGAAATCTTAAAGGTTTTCAAGGCTATGGGTGAAGAGGACGGAATCATCGTAAAACAAGACGGTGGTGAAATTCACTTGAAAGATGATGAAGCAGATGTTGAATATCAAATTCAAATGGAATCTAAAGAAGAGCGTGACCACGATGTTGATGCGGTACGTGACGATTTGGACCAAATTGCTAAACTAGCTAAAGACGCTGGTGAGGATGCTGAGGACATGAAAGAAGGTGATGACTCTGAAATGGATATGGATGAGGTTGTTTACGAGATTGAAATGGACTTGGATGAAGAAGAAGATATGGATGAGGGTATGTACTCTGAAATGGACGAGGAAGTAAAAGAAGGTCAAGGTTACAATGACAAAGAAGACGAGCATCTTGGTGATGAGGACGGTGAGGAATCATCTAAAGATATGTCAATGAAAGGAAGAAGAGATGTAGCAGCTGCTGACGAGAAGAAACACGGTGACCGTAAGTATTCTGCAGTAGGTACTATGGATAAAGATGGTAAGAAAGAAGAATCTAAAGAAGGTATGATTAGAAGTCACGCTGCTGGTCAGATGGCATCTTCAGACAAATCTAAAGGTCTTCCAAGACCACACTCTATTCCGAATAAAGCACACTACAACGAATCTTTGGAAAAAGAAGTTCAACAACTTAGAGAAAAGAATGAAGAGTACCGTAAGGCACTTAACATCTTCAAAGAGAAATTGAATGAAGTTGCTGTGTTTAATTCAAACTTGGCATACGCTACTCGTTTGTTCACTGAAAACACTACGACCAAACAAGAAAAAATCAACATTCTTAGAAGATTTGACTCAGTTGAAACTTTGAAAGAATCTAAGACTCTTTACAAGACTTTGAAAGAAGAATTTGACGGTATGGAAGCTAAGAAATTAACTGAAACTGTTTCAGAAAAAGTTTCTAAAACTCCATCTAAAGGTTCATCTTCAAATCTTATTGAGTCTAAGACATATGAAAATCCACAATTCCTGAGAATGAAGGATTTAATGTCTAAAGTAATTAAATAAATAAATTCCTTAAAAAAAAATTACAATGGGAGCATTATTAGAAAGCGGTCTTGTAGGTAACATCGGTCTTAAGCACTTGAAAGTTATCAAAGAAGACACTATTAACAAATGGGACAAATTAGGTTTCTTAGACGGATTGAAAGGTCACTTGAAAGAAAACGTTGCTCAATTATACGAGAACCAAGCTTCTCACTTAATCAACGAAGCATCTTCAGCTGACGGTTCAGGTTCATTTGAAACTGTAGTATTCCCAATCGTGAGAAGAGTATTCTCAAAATTATTAGCGAACGATATCGTATCTGTTCAAGCTATGAACTTACCAATTGGTAAATTATTCTACTTCGTACCGATGATTCAGAAAGGTGCAAGTCCTAATACACACAGACAACCATTTGGAGCACCAGGTAACGAGGACGGAGTTAACGCAGGTTACGGTTCTCAAGGTTACGCTAAAAACTTGTACGACCAATTCTACGAAGGTGAAGTACCTAACTCAGACCCAGCAGGTCTATTTGATTACTCAAAAGGTCAGTGGTCAGCTCAAACTCCAAGTTTGGTTAACTATAGATGGGATGGTAGTGACTTAGTTGTTGCTGCAGGTTCATACTACACAGGTAACCAGAGAAGTGTAATTGTTGGTATGACAGGTTTCACTTCTGCAGGTGCAGGTAAATTAATCGGTCCTGATGGTCAAGAAATGGATACAGAAGACTTCTTGGCTTCTTTGGAAGTATACAGTGGTTCTAACTACTACAACTTCAATGTGGTTACACAGAAGTATGGTAAAGGTATTGTACAGTACGGTAATGAGCAAAAAACTACATTCTACAGTGGTAATTACCCAGGTCCAGGTGGTTCTTATGACAACATCTGTTCTGCTGAAGGTATCATCTACTTGTCTGTAGATACATCAGTACCAGTAGAAGTAGGTACAGTTTCTGTTGACGGTTACACTGGTACTACGTTCGCAACTGCACCAGCATTCACTGCATCTTACAGAGTTTATGAAACTTTGGAATTTGAAGATGCAATTGGTGAAGTTTCTTTTGACTTACAGTCTGTAACAGTTTCTGTAACTGAAAGAAAATTAAGAGCACAATGGTCTCCAGAATTGGCACAAGACGTTTCTGCATTCCACAACATTGACGCTGAAGCTGAATTGACAGCTTTATTGTCTGAGCAAGTGGCTGCAGAGATTGACCGTGAAATCTTGAGAGACTTGAGAAAAGGTGCAGCATGGTCACTAAGATGGGACTACGAAGGATGGAGAAAAATCGCAAATGGTTCAGTTAACTACAACCAGAAAGATTGGAACCAAACTTTGATTACTGCAATCAACCAAATCTCAGCTCAAATCCACAAGTCAACTCTTAGAGGTGGTGCTAACTGGATTGTTGTTTCTTCTGAAATTTCAGCAATCTTTGACGATTTAGAATACTTCCACGTATCTAACGCGGCACCAGACCAAGACCAATACAACATGGGTATTGAAAGAGTAGGTACATTATCAGGTAGATATCAAGTATATCGTGACCCTTACTTCCCACCTAACCAAGTATTGTTAGGACACAAAGGTTCTTCTTTGTTGGATACAGGTTACGTTTACGCACCATATGTACCACTACAGTTGACTCCAACTATGTATAACCCATTCAACTTTACACCAATCAAGGGTATCATGACTAGATACGCTAAGAAGATGGTTAACAACCGTTTCTACGGTGTAATTAAAGTTGACGGTGTACGTACATTTGACTTAAACTCTTTAAGATAATATATCTTAAAATGATAATAAGAAGGGGACCATTAGGTCCCCTTTTTTTATTTAGTATAATTTCTTTTACAGTATGGTGAATCTTCACCGTAATACATACACCTTAGTATTTCATTTTCAATTCTTAAGGGT